CAGCCTTTTCAGCTTGCATAGCATCCCATATCATCTTTTCAAGGTTATCCAAATCGGGAGCCGTATCTTTAAAGTAAATCTTAGTACCGGCAGTAAGATCATCTTTCATGTACTTAGGTGCCGAATCAGATACTTTAAATATAAATTCAAGACGAGTAACAAATACAGCACCACGAAACTTAGTAAATGATATTTCTCCAAGTTGCTTCAATACTTGTAATTGTAATGCTTTTACTGTATTGGTGATACGTGCATCTTGATATGATTTAATAAGTACATCAGGCTTACCGGTATGCTTATTTGGATAAACAAGGATTTCTCCTTTCTTGGGTCCATTACTATAACGGGTAACCATAAAACGCGCTGATTGCTTAGGAATAGGATTACCTTTTTCATTTGTATCAAGTTCCGGATAGAGTAATACTAATCGTAATTTCTGATATCGAGGATTTACACTGTCTGTTTCAATGACTTCTTCAAAAAGACTACCTTGTGTTGATATTACTTCTTGTGGCATTATATTCTTTCTTGAATCACATCGTTCAAGAAACTTTGCTCTATCTGCTTTCGTCCATCCGGCCATTTTTATTTATAATTAATGCATTAGTAATAATAAGTATTTCACACATTTGAATGCCCTTTATAAGCTCTTTTGTATCTATTCTTGATTTGATATAGTCAGACAACAAATACCTACGCAGCAACATTGCATTATTGTAGGTATTCATAGCTGATTTGATATTTTCGTTACTCATTAAATGACTTCGAAATTTTGTTGTTCTTCTATTTCTTTTTTTTTCTCTGTTCGGGAAGGACAAGATAGCAACGCGCATTGGCTACAGTTATCAATATTAGGAACCATACCTTGCCAGTTATCACGTTCATTCTTATTCAATTCTTCTACAGTTCTACGGATAGATTCATGAAGTTCTGCCTGAGCAAGTTTGTTATATTCTACTTCAATAAATTTATTGTTTATTGCTTCTTTATAATTGAATACCCAAAAGAAGAATAAAGGATCGTTGTTCTTTAATATGTTTCTTACTGTTGGAGTAAAAACTTGATGAATTGTACTATTAGGGTTTTCCTGCATATTAAAGTCCAAATCAATGTCACGTATCAACTCATGATACATCTTGCCTTGTATGCCGTCTAAATTAGTTGGAGAACCCCAACAGAACTCACCATAGTCAGAGAATGTACCAGTAAGCTTTAAATCAATAGCACAAAGTCGTAAACCACGTGTCGGTAATGCAATAGAAGCAGGGAATATATCAATCTCACCTTGTAAGATAATATTGTCATTCTTACTCCATATTTTCTTTACACCGACTTGGGTATTCATCTCTTTCTCTATTGGTATCTGATATTCAGTTTTGAGTTTGTTGAACATCATCACTTGCTGGTCAATACGTATCTGATCAATTTTTTTATCACCTATTGTTTGACCGGCAAGAATTTGCTTAGCAGTAAGTTTCTTTCTTGGCAAATCAAGTGTTTTCTTGCCACCAATAGAAGCACCCAGACATTGTGTTTCAAAATAATTACCACATGTCATTGATAGTGATTCCCGACTTACTGTTTTATCAATAGTATTAGCCTTTATGGCCATAGCACAGTAATCACGTTTTTCTCCTTTGTAGAAGAACTTTTTTATTAATGACTGATTGATATATGTCTTACTCATTTTTATATCGTTTTTTCATATTTTGAATATGGTCTTTTGCTTCTTGATAAGTATCATAAGTAAAACAATACATTGTTCCAAAATAAACATTAAATAATCCATTCTCTTTATTCTTTTTAATTGAATATCTATCTGGCATAAATTATTTGGGTGGATTAGCCTTTTCAAATTCTACTTGAGCTTTTACTACTGAGGACATAGAAGCTGCAATAGTTTTAGCCTTTTCAATAGTCCACGCAGTAAGTGTTACTCCTTCTGCTTTATCAAACATACCATTCGCTTGCATCTTTTGTAAGGCAAAGCGAAGTCCGGCAATATTCATCCATCGTTGTTGTTCATCACCTTTTAATGTGAATGTATAGAACAAATTCAATACACCATCTTCTGCAGCTTGACTTTTGTACACATCCGGATTAAGTTCAAAGAATTTGAAAGTACATTCCAATGAAGCTTCAAGACATTTCTGTACTACAAAGCTAGGATTAGGAACACGAGCACCACTGCCACCAAAACCACCAGCCTGATTTATAGACTTCATATTTTTGATATTGGTATAGTTTCCTTGTATTGCTACTTCATAAGTATATTCTTCACCAATCTTCCATGATGGTTGTTGTTTGCTACTATTTGCTGTTCCGGTTACTTGTGTACCGGCATTATCAAGAGTAACAGTAAACTTATAAAGCATACCATTACTTCCACTATATGTATCTTGTACGCCATTTTTCATCAGTGGTACGAAACTGATTAATTTACCTTGTGCCATTACGTTTCAATTTTGTTACTCGTTCAATCTCTGATTTGCAATCTCCCTCTGTCAGAAAATAGTTTCCAACTTCATAATACAGATTATCTGTAGTGTTGTTTGTTTCTACTCTTTTTCTTGAAATGAAATCATTCATAGAAACATTTTGATTTTTCAAAATATAAACAAAATACTCTTCACCTACTGATACGCGAACAACATTTGTTTTTTTCTTTACATACTTCTTACATCGGATAACATTATTATTTCCGACATTATCGCCAAATTCCGGCTGACCAGTGCAATCAGGGTAGCTGCTTTTACAATTACCACAAAGATTGCGTTTGGTATCAATTGTTGATACTTTTCCCATTTTAAACCTCCGGTATATATCCAATCCAATCCTCGGCCAATGCATCAGAAACAGAAGGTGCCCATCCATTGATATTGTTTTCCTTATCAACTATTGCTAATTGATTGTTGTAACGAATAGACAAAAATGGTTTTGCTTCTTCTTTTGTCATTGGAACTTCAAAACGACGTGCAAATTCATCTTTTACTGCTTCAGGTAATGATTGCATTTTTAGGACAACAAAAATTGGTATTTCAGAAGGTATTTGTTGAAATACAAATAGTCCGTTACCATTCCATCCAATTCTTTGAATCATTGGATAAGTGTTGATAGCTTGTATAAAATCCATAATTATTGATTGGCTTACCTATACCGCACTAGGTTTTAGTTTTATTTCAAAGAATCTACAATAGCACAGAATAATGCATCCTTCTTTTGTTGGAAAATAGGTAATTGTTCGAAAGAAACAATACATGAATGAGTTTTTGCTTCTGCATTTTTACTTTCTCCATATACCCATCCATCAGCAACTTTTTCAGCCATCCATGAATTATGCTGTGCATCATGTCCAGCATCCGGATTTTCAATACGAAATTGTACACCTTTAATAGCACTTTGTTTTTGCCAATCATCGGCTTGATACCAATCTTTTTGAGAATAATCACCATAACTTTCGCAAAATGCTTTATTTGCTTGATAGCAAATAGGAGCAATAACTTCTGCAATACTTGCAGGTCTTGAACCAGTATTTTCACTCATAATAGAATATCACTTTACCTATACCAGTGAGAAGGTTCTAGTTATTAAAATAATTCTTTATCTTCTTTCTTTACTTCATGGTCGATTTGATCATAACCAACCAACTGCATTTCATCAGCAGAACGAACATGTTCAGCGAATAGCATTACCTTACCAAGACTCTTAGCTGTTTCCTCAAGCTTATTGAGTACTTCATATCCCAAGGCCTCAGCATCGCCCATAAGCATCAATGGAGCCTTATTTACGCGCATCATCAATTGAGCAATAGCAGCAGTCGCTTCCGACTTACAAATATCAGTTTCCAGAAAAGGAATATTATCGATAGTAACATAATCATCATCAATCGACCAACCAACCGGCATGTTCTGACTGTTTTTGATGATTTCCTTTTTCTTGGTGCGGAGAGTCGTAATCTTCTCGTCCAACTCACTAACTTCACTTTCCTTCTTTTTATGATCTTCTTCATTCTTTGCTTTTTGTTTTACTAATACATCCAATTGATTATACTGATTGATTTTTGTCTGGCCAATCTCTAATCGTTTGGCAAGACCAATATTCTTTTCAGTACCATCACCATCTAATTCTAATTTTGCAGCTTCAAGTACTTTCACATCGAACTTAGTATTCAATTCAGTGATTGCTGCAGTGATTGCTTTTTCAGAAGTTTCGTACTCAGCATTCTCAGTTTCCAGTTTCTTTTCATCGGCTGCCAATTCTTTGGTAAGACGGTCAATTTCTTCTTTGGCAAAACGAATGGAGTTAGTAAGACTTTCCACTTGCTTATTATGTGATTTTTTTAGTGGATCCAGTTTTTCATTTTCTGCATCCAACTTCACTTGATAAGTATCGAATCCTTTAATTGTTTCATCAATCTCTTCTTTACGAGCAGTAAGTTCAGTAAACAACTTTTGAATAGCCGGAGCATCAGTAATAAGTTTTTGTTGTTCCGGATTGAATACGATATTGTCAATACTCTTTTTCAAGAAGTCAACTGACTTATTCAATTCTTTACGCGAATCGATCATTGTTCCTTTTGTAGGATGAATCTCAGCATCTATTTTCATTATCTCTTCACGTTCTTTTTCTGAAAGTAAGTTCATGAAGATAGCACGTTGTTTAGCACGGCCCGGTTCTGTTTTACTCCATTCAAAGAACTCTTCCAATGTAAAATGAGTATAATTGAAGATAGCGCGCATTTCAGTAATTCCTTTGACAACTTTATTGTCTGGAGCAATGAACTGAAATTTGTTCTTACCATCAATATTAAAGTCGTAACGAAATTGGTATTGTAAACCATCAGCGCCAGGTATTGTACCGGTAGCAAATCCTTCTTTCTCACCAAAAGTTACTGGATTGACAGTAGTATCTTTTACTTCCATGAGTGCTTGGATAAGATTCAAGAAAGAAGTCTTACCTTTTTTGTTTCCGCCTTGTGCGAAGAAGATAGTACCATTTGATAAATCCCATTCTCCTTCTTTGAGAAGTTTGTAATTCTTGATATGAATTTTAATTTCTGACATATTTTTATTTTTGTATATTGTAAATATTAAATGGATTTTTTAAACTATAATGAGCTGGATGATCCATAATTAAAAGATTTGAATTTTTTTGTACTTCTCCAGTAATGTCATAAAACTTACCATCAATTTCTGTAATAATATGACTTTCATCATACCAACATTTTGCACTTGGATATATATTTTTAAGTATAAGATAAAAATGATAACAACTTCCATTTGTATATACTTGCTGAGAACCAACAAACGAATCTCTAATTAATGATATAAACTTTTCTATTTCTTGTGACATGTTGTGTTATTTAAAGTGTTTCGATTTCTTTTTCTTTTTCAGCAATAATTCTTTCTACTTCATTTTTAGCTAGAATTACTAATATATCTCTCATTTCTTTTGATATATATCTAGTAATAGAAACTCCAGATGAATTTCTATTTGCTGGAATCATAATTGAAAATCCACTTACAATTTTGGTTTTTTCTTGAAGTTTTATATCTTCTAGCAATTGTTCAAGTCCAGTTATTTCAGAACTTAATTCAGAAGCACGTTTTATATTTTCTCTTTTCATTTTAAAATGAGTTTAATGTTAGACAATTTGTACATTCTGCTTTATACATACTTACTACTTCTAATTTGTTTTTGTTGCATGACTTACATAGCTTCGTTTTAAGCGTACTTACATGCTTCTCTACCGAATTGACCCATCTACTAAATTCAAGGGCTTCTTGCTCTTGATACATAGCAAATAGGTCATTATTCAAGGTACTATCGTTTGTCATACATGAATGATTACAATACAAGCTGCAATCATAGTTCCACTTTCTTTAAAGGTACCGGCTGGTATTTCTTCGATAACAGCACCCATACCATCAAGAAAAGCTCTGAACTCAGTTTCTTTCTTGTTCTTTGATTCTCTCCAATGATTAGAAGCACATGATACCACTATTCCCCCGGGTTTACAGACTTCTACCATTTTATAGATATGATCAATATCCTGATTCTTTGTGAATGGTGGATTAGCGATAACCTTATCAAATGGCTTACTACATTCTGAAGTAAGAAAGTCTTGAAAGAAATGGGTAATCTGTTTCTTTGTAAGAACAATAGAATTGAGTCCCATATTCTCAACACATGTAGGCACGATATTATGCCATTTGCGTTGCATTGCTTCAACGATAGCACCTTGTCCGGCACTAGGCTCTAGAACACGATCAAAGTTGTTTAATTGAGCAAGTTCTATAAGTCTGTCAGCAAGTTCTGGCGGAGTACCAAAGAATTGATGTTCTTTCTTTAGATTACGTTTTTCACCACTAGCTATCTCGGCTAATAAATCTGTTGGGTCCTCAGCAAACACAAAGGCCTTTATTTTACCACCAGTCCATTTACCACCGATAAGTTCTAACGCTTTTGCAACTTCCATATAAAGCTTACGGTCGATTTGTTCGTCCGGTAGATATACGCGATTTTGTACTACTGTACATTGTAATAATATGTTTTTTGCATTCATAGAAATTTCACTTATTTGTTTTTTTACTTGTTCTTTTTTGTTTGAACTTTCTTTAATTGGATTATAATCAAGGTCTAAATAAATTAATCCGGTTTCATCATCCCATGTACATTTATATTTTTTAAAAATGGCCATTCGAATTTCATATATCCTAGGAGATTTGCTTTTTGATTTGATTAATTCATTGTGTTCTTTTATTAAATCCTTATCTAATTGATTATTCTCCAATGTTACCAAATTTGACATATTCATTTTCTTCTTTTTGCTTAGGGATATAAGGTACCTGTGCATCAGCATCAGCTAATGATACTGTTTTCTTTTCAACAAGTTCTTTCTTTACTGGATTCAATTCATCAAGAATGACTTGTTTACGAATAGCAATACGATCCTTACGTTTGTTACATGTAGCCGTATGTTCTTCGACAATCTCCCCAAACTTATCTGAGTAAAAGACATTAGAAATGTTTGAAAGGATATTCTGTACATCTGCATCATGAGTTACTTCTGTTCCAACAATACATTGTTTGATAAAGCAGCGTTTCAATGTAATAATATCCTCGGGTAACATGTTTTGTATGTTTTCCATGTAAGACAAATCTTTCTTGAATTTTGTTCTTATCTCTTTTAATTTACTGTTAGAAGCCATATAGAATATGACAGCCATAAAAGCAGTTTCTTCAATAGGAAGTAGTGGTGTACTTATCTCACGATAGTTACTACCGGAAATAAGACTTCTAAGATCAGCATTAATCTTTTCCTCTTTGATTTCCTCTTTACGAACAAGGTCTTTGTCAAGCTTTATAAGTTCCGGATGAACTGTTCCTGCAGCAGCAATATCTTTTTTGGTAATCTTTGCTTTTATATAAAACATCTTATCACCACCAGACCATGTATCAAGCCCGTAAACAGCTTCAAATCCTTTCTTGACCATTTTATCATGAAAGGATAGATCATCGCTCTTATCATGCTCAAAATCGTATTCTTCGGTACTAAACACTACAACTGGTATATGCAATTCTTTCAGCTTATCAAGAACCCGATTACTTGTACCTAATGAACGAATCATAATAGTAGTATCTTCTTCATGTGCAAGAATAATATTGTTCATACGATGTTCAAAGATTTTATCATCATAACAGAAGCTATTAGTACAAGAATTGATTTTGTAGTCCGGGAATAAAGAACCATGGATAGAAGTACAAAACTGACAAGTAATACACTCAGCCAAGCTAAAAGAAGCATTGTCTAAGTTCTTTGCAAGATTTTGTATTTTCGATTTTAAATCTTTTAGATTAAGATCATTCCACCGATAGTAATCACTGGCTTCTTCGCTATAACGAGTTTTGTAAATATCTAACTGAATATCTTTGTCAAGCTTACATAATTCATAAGCATGAGAAATGGATAATTCATTTTCATCAAACATTTTTACAAACTCAGCAATAAGCTCAAGCAAGCGTATTCTATGCATTACAAATAGAACCGGCTTACCAACCTTTACAGCAATATCTTCACCAGTCCAACCTTTGTTATTGAGGTTAGCAAATGCCCGCGCTTCATCCATAGGTTCGATATCCTGGCGTTGTAAGTTCTCAATGATCATTGCATCCAGTACTTCTTCATCATCCATTTCTACAATGATACATGGCATTGTTGTCATTCCAAGATGACTACATGCACAATAACGACGATAACCCATGATTACTTCATAAACATCATTTGTTGGATAATCATCTTCTTCAATTTTACGTACAGTAATAGGCTGCAACAACCCTACTGATTTAATACTTTGTGATAACTCAATTATAGAGTCTTGGTTTATTGTTTTCCGAGGGTTTAACTTGGACGCAACAATATACACTAATGGAATTTGAACAATTTCATTCATAATAAAATAAATATAGATTTGTTTGTGCAGTTATAGCACAGAGGAAATATCAAATGAGGAAATGTTTGATTCTAAAATACGAATGACTTTAAAACCTTTGCTTTTACAAAAATCATCTTTGACAATTTCTGCTTGTTTGACATTTATAGAAAGACTAATATTGATAATTATATTTTTATGTGGAATATAAAAATTTGCCATGTAATAAGTTATATCATTAGGCACTTTATATTTATATTTAAAATCAATATTAGACATCATTAATTTACTCAATAAAAGTTGTTCTGCTTTAGAACCATATTTAATTGAATTGAAAACATATTTATCAATTAATTCTTTATTCATTGACATATATTACTCTCCTATTTTATTACACATATATTTGGGTGAAGAAATCATGCATACTTAATTAAACTAAAATTGGATATAGAATATATATTACTGCTTTGTATGTAATACATATAATTTATTTTTCTTAAATAGCCACTATTACCATTTTTCTTATATTCAATTTGAATTGATTTATCTTTTGATTTAGCTTTAATACCAGTAAAAATAAGATTTACTGACTTATTTATTACATTTTTACTCACTAACTCTTTGATATAAAAAATGGCTTTGTTTTTATTTACATTTGCAATTTTAGAAATGCTATCATAACTCAATCCTATTAATTCATTTGGAATATTCACTGCATACTTATATAATTTTTTCATTGCTGTTTTTCTTTGTTTATAAGAAACTTTACAATTCTTCACCGTATATATTGTATCATTGATAAATGAAATTTTATTGATATGGTCAATAATAACTGTTTTTTGAATAAGAGATTTTATCTGATTATTGTTATAAAGAGATTCTTTTGAATTGAAATCAAGACGAATAATTAATTCTTTTTCAGAATACATTTTATTAGCTATTAATTTTCCATTTTCAAATCGAATATATTTATATTCAATACCATTTTTTATTATTCTCTTAATCTTGTCATGTCCTAAATGAAATTGCTCTTTTAGCTTAGAGTATTTTATACTTTTATCACTAGAAGAGCAATCCATTAGACAAGATGAAACATACATACCTTTTATCTGAATAGCAAATGCTAAAGCTTCCAATCTACTCTTAGATTGTACTGCCAATTTAGCTTGTGATATAGATAATTTTATTGTACGCATATTCATTAATTATTAAACGCAAAAAACCCCGAAAGGGAGTGACATTCCTTCGGGGTCTTAAGTGTATCAAAAGGGTACTACCGAATGTTCATTCGATAGTCACTCCGATTGAACACTGCAAAGAAAAGACAATTCTATAAGTTTACCAAACAATTCGCTAATTATTTGTATTCTTTAATAGAAAGTTTTTCCAAGATATGCTCCACAGTAGGGTTTAAAGCTACTGTAGAAGCCATTTCTTTATCAAGTAAGGAATAATACGCTTTTGCTTGAATAAGTAGTTCCTGAGCATGTCCTTGTCCTTCTTGATGGCTATCGATACTGTAGATAGTCGCCCAACCAGGTCCTTCACCAAATGTAGCAGTACAACTTTTGTATTTTACTACTGTTAGTTCCATTCCTAAATGATTACCTGGAGCAATGTACAATTTTTCTTCTGCAAACTGATTGAATACAAAATATCGAATTGTTCCATCAGCTAAGATAACTGGCATCATACCAATGATAAACACATCAGAACGTTTCTTTGTCCAATAACTCAATGACACTTCATTATTGATAAATACAGCCATTTTGAAATCATGTGGATTTTCAATATCGAGTTCAAAAATAGTATTCCCATCTTTAAATTTACGTTCATAAGAAAGAACTTTCAATTTGAACCGTTCGCATTTACATTCGAGAAAGATACTACCAAGCTCAATGTCATTTGACATGTGATTACCTTTCAATACTACAAAAGCATTTTCAATATTTACGTCTTTCATGCTATTCATCCTTTTTCATCAATGAATCAAATACTCCTTCTTTCAATAAACCTTGTTCACTCATTTTTATAACGAGTTGAGAAGCAAACATCATATCATATCTGTTTTTCATTTCAACAGAATAATTATTAGCAAGTTTTTCAATCAATTCTTTTTGACTATTGTAATTTGAATTATACTCAAATTTTTCAGCAATATATTCTGCAACACTAATCATTGCCGAACTTCTACTTGATTTTAATTTACCAGTTTCAATAAAATCAGCAGTTGCTTTATTTGCCATTGCATCAAATGATTCAATAACTTTTTTACTTGCAATTTCACCAACTAATCTTACATGTCCTTCTAATAAATTTTCTGTGATTTGTTTTGAAAGACTTTGTATAATTTGATGTTTTATTTCATCAACAATATAAATATTTTCAATCCAATTATCTTCTATTTTTACAACAAATTCCATAATGATATTTTTAAAGATTATATTCTTTTACTAAGAACTCAGACCAAGCAATGTTCTGTCCAATAATATTTGGAAAATCAGTTTGCCCGGGCTTATACAATTCAGTAGAGATATTGTAGATATCCCACAAACTCATATTCGTAGAATCACGCTTAATACATTCCAATAGATAGTTCTCAACAAATGTTGAAATCTGTGTTTGATTAAGAGGATAATTTCTACCTACATTTGCTTCAAGTTTCTTCAATGATTTTTCAGAAGAATCTTTTACAACACGTATAGTATTCAACCGGCCAATAAGCGCCATAGTATCGTTGTAAGACACTTCAATTGCTTTCATGCGCGATATTACCTTTTGGTCATGTGAACGTTGCTCAGTAAAGTTCTGCATCCAATCATCAATGATTTGAAATACTTTGTCCAGGTCTTTAATCTTGCCATCTCCACCATAAGTAGAAATCATTCTGTCAGCTGCAAGAATACATTGGTTATGACAAATCTTTACGTTAGGGCCAATAGCTATCTGAATTCCATCTTGGTGAAATGCAACTGCAAGACCGGTGTTCGTTTCATCATCTTCCAAATCATTAATCCGGATAGTAGTAAATACGCGACGAAGAACATGCGCTTGAATAGAATTATCTCCATACTGAGCTTCTAATTCTTTTGATACTGATACACCATCACGACCGGCCTTTTTGTTGTTAGCGGCAAAGATTGACTCAATATTGAAGTTGATATTGTTTTTTGCTATTATAGCAGCAATACGTTCAATAAGTTCATAGTGATAGATACCATTGAAAGAGGGTTTACCATCGAAGTTTTTTTCATGATATGTTTGTTTTAGAACATCAAGTTCCATTTCTTGAACATTGTTTGATTTAAAATCGAATATTTTACTCATGATTTATTTTTATTATTGAACCTGTATTACTATCAACTAAGATACTTTTTACAGTTTCATTTGATTCATTTTTAATTTGAATAAATTTACTTCCTTTTGTAAATTCTAGAAGTCCTTTTGATACTGCATCATTTTGAAATGTGTTTGATTCCCAATATGAATAAAACATATTTCTAATTTCATCCATTCCCAATCCATCTTTAAAAAGAGAATAATTAATTTCTATTGCATTATTCATATTATATGAACTTGAAAATTATCTTCACAAGGCTCTAGGAACCCATTACGTCCATCTTCTTCCATATTACGTAGAGCAAGACGTTTTGCACATTCACGTTCTGTTTCATCATTTGCTTTACGTTGACGTGCTTCTTCATGAGATATGTAATACACTTTGCTTACTACAATTTTATACGCGTTTTCCATTTATTTATTTTTGATTTAATTTCCATTCATTGTAACCAAGGTTGAAAGCAACCGGATCATTGTCTTTTAATAGTTATCCATAGTTATCTCTTCTCTTTCGCATTATGCCGGCAATGATAAATTCATCATCCCCGAGAGATTCACCAAGCTCATTCAGATACTTTACGTAATCCTTTTTAGTATTAGGAAAACGTTTTGGTACATTACCATCAATCTTACTCATTTTCTTGTCTTAAAAGAGCATCTGCATATTCAAATGATAATTTTGCAACATCTTCTGAATGTATTAAAGTATCATCACCTCTAAGAAATCCTTGCATTGCCATTGTAGCAATAAATAATCTTTGAGACATTCCAAGACCATATCCTAATGATGGACAAATTGGTTTTTGTCCTAATTTTTCTTCTTCCATTATTTTTGAGTATTTAATTCATTAAACTTCATAGTACCGAAATCAACTATCCATCGTTGGATAGCTTTAGAGTCGTCAGACATATCACCATCTCTATTCTTTGCTACCTCAGCAATAAGCATATTCTTTAAAAGCTTTTCTCTTTTTACAAACATAGAAGTACCATTTGAATTGATACAATTGATATCCGGAAGAGAAGAATGCTTTTTGATAAGATCTTTATGCATGCCCGGGTTATTCAATAGAATAATACCATTGGCAACATCAGCAAAACGAGTGGTTCCTTTCATGTGACTAAGCTTAGGACGATAGGCTTCTTCGAAATTATTCTTACTCTCCATTTCCTTTGTCATGTGGTGCAAGAATATCACAATAGCTTTATGTCCTTTCTTATCGGCATTGTTTACGATAGCGCGAATGCTGGCCGCAACCTTATCTTCAATTTGAATTTGGTTGGAACCGGCTGGGCTGTTATACAAATCATCAATAAGCATGATATTGTCAATAATCAGAAAACATACTTTCTTTTCTCTTTTCTTTATGAATCGATTGAAAGTACGTGATATGGTTGACATTGTTTCTTGCTCATTTACAAAATCTATATCATACTTAGAAAACTTGTTTATCTCTCCTGTAACGGACTTTAATTCGTCATTGGATAGTTTGTACCCTTTACCTTGCATTTGTGCCTCAGTAAGTCCTGTTTTCTTTGCAGCGAACAGTCTAATGATCTTTGTATCGCTATCTTCCATTGAATACCATAGAGCAGCTACATCTTCCGGATTGATTTCAAATATCGAACGCATAAGTTCAATAAGAAATCTAGTCTTACCGGCACCACGTGATGCTGCTATACCAAGGATAAACTTTGGAGCAAGATATACATGTTCATCAAGCAATTTAAACCCAGTTCTAAGGTATGAAATATCTTTACCACTTGAGTAGTTCTGAATTTCATTGATAGCCTTATCAACTGAGTTCTTCATGTGCTTAATCTGTTTATCATTGAAGTTCTCAAATATCTTTTCTAACTCTTCATAAACACGTTCATAGATTTCTTTAATATCTACATCGTATTTGTATAAGTTATTGATTTCATTTGAGAACAGTTCAATCATAGTACGTCGAACATACATTTCAAATATCACATAGCAATAGTATTCCAAGTTTTGTTGTGAATGAGGTTCACCGGCAAGTACTATTATTGCATATGGACCACCTACATCATCAATCATTTCATTCTTACGTAAAGCATGCACAAGAGTAGTATTATCAATGGGAACCTCCTGTTCAGACATTCCCATTAATGTTTCTAGTATCTTTTGATGTGTTACTTTATAAAGACATTGAGGTTTAATAATAGAAAGCACAAAACCCAAACTATCAGGATAATTAATGACTGTTGAAAGAATTGCTTTTTCAAATTCAATATCTTGTGGTGGGAGTTTACCAAAATCATTAGCCGGTAATGGTGGTTTTCTGTTGTAATTCCGTTTCTCGGCCATAGTTGTAATTCTCTTTTAGTTGTTGATATTTCTCAAATACTTTCTGCCATCTACTATCTTGTGATACAAGCACACTTTGAGCTACATTATGTATTTGAAAGTGTTCACCTTTTGTAAGAAGAATGATATTTGGTTTATACAACCGAAATTGCTCATACGTTTTCTTAGTAAGCAAATGGTGGAAATTATTGATATCAAAGAAGTATAGTTTATCACCACTAAGTTCTGAAACATGTGGGCGTTCGTTCCATACTTCTTTGAATAATTCAAGTTCACCAGTCGGCTGCCGAAACTTAGGCTTTATAGCTTTACTCTTTGTATTAATAGAAGTAGTTATTGCTGTTCTTACTTTTTGTGCTTTATCATCAGTACGTAGGTGTTGATGGTTACGACAATAGTTGTGAGAGAATATTGGAAACGTACATGTTTCGTGTTTACAAATTTTTGCCATTTACTTTTTAATTACATGACATATATAGTCACATTTATACTCAGTTTTTTGATTCTCTGTAAGCTCAGTCAGTGACTTAATACTATCAAATCCATGTTGGTCAAGAAGTTCTTTATAATCAAAGAACTGTTCCGGACTAAGATGCATAATACTACTAAATTGTCGTGAAGTATCAGTTTCACCACCAAGCGTATTGCCATTCATTGCTTCAAAAGACCATTGAGCATTTGCTTTTAGTCCAATTTTAATCATTTATGTTTTTGTTTTTAATGTTTCAATATCTTTTAAAATATTATCAATTATTTCTCTTACAGGATCAGGCAATCTAAAATATTCTTTTACATTATCATCATGATGTATTACTTGAAATAATACTTTATACATATCTGGTGCCTTAGATGCTATTATAGCATTTGTTTCAGCAATATCTTCACCTACTTCATCACAATATAATAATACTTTTGATTCGTAATTATCAGAATCATTAAGCATATATATTCCTGCAAATTGAATAGGATACCAAGGTGCTGGACTATGAATTAATTTTTTCATTTTATTTGTTTTAAAATCCTACATAAATAAATTCAAGAGTAATATCACTTATCGGAAACTTACGTTCTTCGAAATGAATATGACCTTGCATATGAGGTTGGTAATCAATAGGGCCGACAACTGGTGGAATACCACTGATGTTGTAATCAAATATTGATATTATCATAATTTAAAATATTGCTAAAAATGAAGTCGGCCTACTTACTCCGACATAAAAAGCTTGTAACTTACGTTTGTTTGATATAGGCTTTACACTCATGATATCACTTAAATCTACATAGCATCCCTTTATGGTACTACCTTGTATCTTATAGTTATTCATAGCATAGCCATACGATATATTGGCAAACTTTCCTTTGAAAGCTTGATGTTCGGACCATTCATGCGTTTTTATCGCAGTACGTTTCAGCTTATCCAAATGGTTTTTGTAAAGAGGATAACCATTTTCAGTAGGAACAAGCAATTGCACTGTCTCTTTTGATTTAGGTTTTCTTCCAACTTTTGGAACTGATATGACAAAACATTCAACAAACTCTACCATTTCAATATGTAGATTTTGAATACGGAATGATTGTCCATTGTACGCGATAATATTCATGTGTGGTGCATACTGTTCATTCATAACAATAAGTTCGCCGGGAACATACATTTCATTTGAGTTCTCCACCCAAAGCATATTCCGAATTACTTTATTGTGTTCGATTATACGCTTGTTTCTGTATGCAGTGATACGAATATCCATTCCAGCCTGAAAGTTCTTTACATAGCTGTCTATGGCTTTGTCCATGGTTGTAATTGAATATCCTTTACCTTTTACTGCATCCCATTGCTGAGTCATAGTAGAAAGGAAAGAAACATCTTTATCACCGGCAATATGTTCACAAATTTCGTCACCAAGAATTGCTATATGATCTTCATTCTCTTGACGCATTTTAATGGTAAGTCGATACTTGTTCTTGAAATCAAAAGTAGGACTATCATTATCTCCATCAGCTTCAATTGGTGGCAACTGATTAGAATCACCGAGCCATATAATCTTAGCTGTTTTAGAGCAACACTTACGAAGCATAGCAATCATACCTTTTGAGAACATAGAGCATTCATCTACTACGATGTACTTATATCCCATAAGTTCCGAAAACTGACTACCACCATACTTTTCTACAAAATACAATGTTCCATTAGGATCATACATTGCTGTAAGATTAGCTGCAGAAGCATAAGTAGTAGTATTCGGTATTGACTTCATAAGGTTGATACGTGCCATGTGAGTAACACATACACCAATTACGGTATTCGGAACATACCATTCATCTGAGTTCTGTTTCTTGCGTTTAAATAACTCTTGAATCAGAAAGGATTTTCCGGTTCCTCCTTTACCTTCAATAGTAAAATCAAAATCAGTATCAGATTTCAAAAAAGCTCGTAATAGCTGAATGGCTTCTTCTTGTTCTTTATTGAGAGTAACATTCGGGTCCCGGTCAGCTGACTTCTTTGGTTTCTTTTCTTTCTTTGGTTTTACTACTTTAGGTTGGTTAAATAAATCAATAGGTTTATCTTTCATACTCCAAATAAATAAAAATCATTAGGATCGTTGTGTTGTTTACTGTAATCATTCTTGTACATTTCCAATTGAATATATGCTCCAAGTTCTTTCTCTTCTTTGTCTTTTTTGATGAACTGTTTCTCGCCGGCATTGAACGGCTTAATGAAGTTCTGATAATCTTTGAATCGCTTGCATAGTAATTCAAATGTCAACAATTCTTTAGTAGGAAGTGGTTTATTCAATATGGTAAGCATAACCTGGTATATTACCTCAGCATTACCAATAGGACAAAGAACATAAAGCTTATCTAAGAACTCATCATAGGTTGTAGTTACAGAGTGTGTAGACATAGCTTTTTATATTTTTGTTTTGAAACTGTTTCTCCAGTTATTACATGCATACCAATAATTAATGATAATGTAGAAAATACATCAGGGAAAATATTGATATCATGTAGTTTCATACAAATATTTATCTTTTCATCAATAAATTCTATACGTTCATCATTTTTCCACACAAGAAAGAGATGATTGTATTCATCCATTTGTATGTATGCAACTTCTTTTTCTATGGTTTCAAAAAGGGCGCTTTGCTTCTCTCTGTTGAACTTAAATATGTAACCTAAGTAGTCAGCATAGAAATTCAATTTAGATAGCTCAAACGAGCTTAAATTTGGTTTTACTAATTTTGTTTTCATTTACGTTATGTTTTATGAAAGTGTTATCTTTGTCGCAAATCATTATGATATGCTATTTACAAATAAGGAAATAAGTAAAAGAGTCCTGGCCAAAGTAAAAGAACAGGATCCAGTAAATTTTAAATCTGTCACGCGTAACGATATAGAAAGACTACTGAACTATTATGGTCAAGTAATTTCCCATATCATTAAGCGTGGAGGTTTTCTTACATTATCAGTATACAAGACACACAAATTCAACCGGTGCATACGAATAGCTCCGATTGAAAGAAGAATAATCTACAAAGTGTTTCTTGAAAGATGTATAAGAAGAAATATGATAATAACGAAAGCCATTAAGGAGAGAACTACCTTTTTGAACCAATAGTTTTTTTATGAAACTCTTTTTCAAACTCTTCTTGTATTCGATCTTCGTCATTTATACGACCATTGATAATAGCAAGCCAACAAAATAAATTATTTATAAGCACAATGACTTGCATAAAAGGTATAACATATAACTGGCATTCATCATCTGATTCAATATAGAATAATAGGCTTGAAGCTTTATGTACACGTTTTAGTGCATAAGCAAGGCATATATTCAAAAGTACAATAGTTATCCAAAATAGGAATAGTACTGCCATCCATTGAATAGGTGAGAATAAGCCAAGAACATGATTATTGTTTGTTCGGAAATCATATTCAAGACCAAGGAACATACCGATAAACAAAATTATCGACAATATGCTATAAATGAGATTTTTCATCTTAATTTACTTTTTTGAGATATACTAAGTTTGTGTTACTTACTGCAATCGCCGGCGGTTCACCAATAACAAGTTCTTTAATCTTATATGGCAACGCAAGGTTATCGTCTTTCGGCTCAATAGAGTCTACTTGTAAGAAGTTTTTTGGATAAGATGGAGAAGAATATACTTCACCAACTTTTAGTTCTTCTTTGGTATCATAAGAGTATCTACGCAACTCAATAGTTGGTACGATAGCTACCGGTTCTTTTACGAACAACATTTTTATTGTTTTCATTTTATTCCTTTTTTAAAATATTATTTAATTCAATTAGTAAATCATTTCTTTTTTGAATCTCAGCTACTAATAATGCACATTTGATATGATAAGAATAAGACATACCATAATCTTCTTTGCTATCAATAGCATGTTGATGATTAAGCATAATAAAATTATCTATTAATTCCAATGCTTCTTTATTTATTTCAGTTGCCATTATTTAATTTTTAATTTAAAACGAAAACGTCCAGATACAATAAAGTATCTGGACGTTTAATTTATATCAATCTATTATTTACTGAAAGATATATTAGCTAACCATATGAACTAGATAGTTCTTGTATAATTTGACAATATACCTTTTTAAAAAGGTGATTGATATCCGAAACAAATCTAATAATAACCGTAATCACGCATAGTAGTGTGTCGCTGCATATTGCAAACGTCTGTCCGGTGATGGGATGAATTATTGATTGTATCATGATACAAATATAATAATTATTTTGAATTAGTAAAAGCTATTAGTACATCTTTTAATTTTTCAGAATAATATTTTTGTTTAGAATCAGCAGCATAAGCAGCAGCAGCAGCAGCAGCAGCATAAGCATCAGTAGCAGCAGCAGCATAAGCAACATAATCAGCAGCAGCATAAGCATCAGTAGTAGCATAAGCAGCATAAGCAGCATAAGCAGCTTTTCTAAGAATAATTAATTCATCTTTAGTAATTAGATTTTTATTAAATTTTACAATTCCATCTAAACATTCACGAACTCTTTTATCATCAGGATATTTATTTTCAAATATTGGTAAAACAGCCCATGATAATAATAATGATAGTTCTTTCTTTTCATCTAAAGTTAGTTCACAACTATTATATATAAACCAACGCTTATCTTTAATATTTACTGATTCAATTGACAAAATCTCTTTTATTGTAACATCATTATTATTTGGAAATAATGTTTCAATATCATTAGATGAATAACATCCTTTTCTTGAAAGTAATTCTTGTTTTGTAAATAAAGTTTTCATAATTATTTTCTCCTTTTCTTTTTATAATTGTTACGTTTTTGCTTTTTAGTGTCCCATGATTTATCCCATAATTCTTTTAATCCTGATATTACAGAATCTTTATTTATTATATCATAATTAAATACAGGAACTTCATTCATTTGTTGAGTAATACCAATAGAACTGGCTTTCAATAAAGAATCTTTTCCTTGTGCATCATACTGTTCTTTAGTAACAACTATTATATTTTTAATAGATGTATCTTTAGCAATCATACGAGTAATTTCACTGGCATAATCCATTGTAGCTTTATCAGGAACAATAGCAATAATACCTTTATGATGTGCTTGTCCTAATCCATTTAATTCAAATGGTATTTGTTCAATAGAAGCCATTAAAGTCTTTCCTATGTTACGAGCACCCAATCTATGCATCATTATTGATTTACCATTATCTACATTACCAATGATACCAATACGTGTTGGTTCTTTCTTACCAGATAATACATCAAAACTATCTTTATCAATCCATGTAAATGGTTCAATAACTTCATCTAATGCTTCTTTGGTTACTTGATTGTATTTATCCATCATATCTTTCCAATCTTCAAAATTAAAAGATGGGTCAGGACAATCGCGCATGTATTCTTTGTATTCTTTGAAACCTGTCATAATAACCGGTTCATTCCAAAGATAATCTTTTGAAAACTCAACATTAAAAGGCATACCATGTAAACCAAGACCAGATTCATTTTCTTGAACAAATGTAGGTTTCTTACTGATACCTTTTATCAATTCAACAAGCTTATCGAAATCTATATCTTTTGGTGGTTTTACTACAAGTATTCCTTCTGCAGTTTTAAACATTTTCATTAGATTATGCATTGGTTGTGGTTTTTGCATCTTTTCAACAAATAATGCAAGTACATTAGACAAGTCTACCTCACTGCCGGTAGTTGTATTTCCGACAGTGATAATATTCTTACTAAGAAGAAATTCTTTAGCCAATGATTCAAGTTTACTTATGTTTTCTTCTAAGTCCATAATTATATCTCGTTATTTTGTTTTAATAAAAGACTATTGTGGTAATTTATTAAAGCTTGCATAACTTCTGGTTCTAATGCAACAACTTTATTGTGGTGATTGTCTACAGCTAACCATATTTGATAACCATCAAATGAAGCATATACGCCATCACCTATATATTTATTTTCTTCGTTCATAATATCGATTTTAAAGCGTTCTAATGATAGATTTATCTTTCTTTGTATGATTGTTTGGTTTACTCCATAAAGTAGCAAGAGAAGTGATTGATTTGCTTAATTCAGCATTTACTGCAGCAGCACTCTTTATTACTTCTTCCACAAGAACAGATAACGACTTATCTTTAATGACAAGTACTGTTGCTGTTATCACACATCCGTATTCTAATCTTTTCAGACCATCCGGATAGGTAAGTTTACATATCATCTCCTGAAAACGCCCTATTAGGAACTTACCGAACTTCGGTTGACACACATCGACTACGATAGTATTACCTACACATACTTTTTCTTTTTTCATTTTATTTGAGTTTTAGTAATAATATTAAAAATGTTCCATATATCCATTTTCAGAAGCCCATTCATTTCCATGACTACCCATATGAATTGAATCATATGATTTTTTTGAGCTTTCTTTCATGAAATATCTACTATATTCTTTATAAATTAAATTGGTAAATTTAAGTTCAAATTCATATCCTTCTATATTTTTCATAAACCACCAACAATAAGATACTCCTTCTTTGGTTTTAAATATTTCTTCAATAACACATCCTTTATATTTACCAAATGGAAATACATCTTTTTCTTTTAGTATTTTTTTATTTCCCATAATTATTTATTTAATAATAATTTCTATGTTCGCAATTACATTTACTATGAAGCGGAATATCATACGATACTTTAAATTGCAAGTACATATCGTTATGCTTTGAAGTAATAGGCCAATATCCTTCCATATAGTTTGTATTGGCATACATAAGACCAAATTCAATATTGACAGAAGTACGATAACCAATGCCAATATATTCAGAAAAGAATAGATTATTACGCGAGGTACGATCAAATTGATTGGGAACTAATTTAAACTGATTGCTTAAAGTATTACCATTTAAATGAAATCCAACAACACCATAGAACACACCAGTGCTAAGCAGATTGATACCTATTGAAGCCATCTCTACATTATATGAGTATTGGCGTTCTCTACGTCGTTCATTATCTATCCCGGACATCATAGTAATAGCCATTACTGGTTGTATTACTACTGGTCCAATGATATGATTGAATGAAGCGGATAGACTGGCACCAGTTTCATTACCGGTATCTGTTTTTGGAGCAATAATAGCACCTGTAATAGATAAAAAAGATTGTCCTACTACCATTATAGGTAATAGGACAATTAATAGTAATAGTTTCTTCATTTTATTTATTTTCGTCGGGTTCATAATAAACACGAGCAGGTTTGCTTAACTCAATATCAAATATCTCAATGATAGCACCAGAGAAGAACATAAGTCCTATCAATACCACCAATACAAATAATAACATAAATGTCTTTTTACGTTTTAGTTTCATGAGATTGTCTTTTAAAGTATTTGAATAGCGCATAAACTGTCAGAAACAGGGCAAGGATGAACGTTCCATCACCAACTGGCACTGTATTCCAAGGCTTGTCATAACAAAGACTACAACCATGCTGACAACATCTTCCTGCAACATGCCAATAAGGATTACATGTATTAGGATAACCATTATGATAATCCTCTTGATGCCAACAATTAGATTGTTGTTCTACATATATTGGACTAGGAGTATATGTGTTTAATGTTGCTTGTGGAAATACAGCAGGTTGAGTAAAAATAGTTTCATTCATAAATTTGTTATTTGATTATTAGTTTGTGATCTATAAGGGAATCAAACCCTCTCTATCCTTAAATTGAATTACTAACATGCTATTCAGTCAAGAATTACCTTGAAATGTCTGTCACTAGTGATCACTAGTTGCTTGATTGTTTCATTCCAGATTGTGCGTCATTTACACTAATAGACCGATCCCATACATTTGTTCGATTGAGTAACTAAACTTCAATACTACCAGTGTACAGACTGGTCTGTGATCTAACCCGGATTCGAACCAGGATGATTGTTTTACTTTCGTATCGTTGGAGCCGTAGTGTTTCATTCCCACTCTTTTAAGTGTCGAAGCTCTATTTCAGACTTCTTAGATAATCATTTATCGAATATTCCATTCTCCTACCTAATCATTTCCTATTAGGCTATTATCTGAGCTCCCAATCAGTTACATTCTACTTGCGTCTACCAATTCCGCCATTAGATCGTTCCATTATTACATTGCTAGTACAATAGGAATATACTTTCTTACAGTATCAGCAAGTTGAGGTTTATTCTCAAGCTTAGTGACAAGCTGAGTACATGTAGTGGCACCAAATGTATTCACAACGATTTGTAATGCCCTTAAAAGAGCATATCCTTCGGCTTCACTATTAATCACACATTGAATAACAAGCTCTTCATTACGTGGATAGTTTAGCACTGGCTTAGTAGTAGCTGTACCAGCTAAAGGTTGATTACCGCCATCTATAGCTTCACTTGCAGGTACTTGTTTTACACCTAAATCTGCAATAGGTAATTTTTCATTTTCCATATCAATATTATTTATAAATTAAACAAAAAAAAGAGTTACAAAATTAATCATAACTCTTTTTATATAGTACTACAAAGTTTATCCAATACCAGGACATGTAAACATAGCCAATACTTCAGATTCAACTGGTATATATTGATCTATAATATCAGCAGTTGATTGACCTACATTTGTAGCTAAAAACTTTTTAATCATCATTCTTTCTTCTTGCCTAACAAGTTCTATAACTTTAATAAGAGGCAAATGCAATGTTATTTCTTCCATTTTATTCTAATTTTAAAGGTTAGACTCTGTTAGTTTCATAAATAGCTAATACACCGGCTGCAGCAGAACTTAATACATTGAATTGAGCAGTACTATTAGTACTGATGAATGCTTCATTAATTTCACCTGCTGTTGGAATAGCTAACATGATTTCATAATTTAATGCTGTCGGAACAATTGGCGCTCTTGCTAAATAAAGAATAGTAGCACCAGTGTTCTGAAACCTTACATCAACTCTATGTCTGTTTGCGGGTACTGCAACTATTGCAGTGGCTCCCACAGTTAATGGACTAGACATGATTATAAGGATTAAACTATTGTACTACCAACCGTAGGAGTAATGTGATGCAAAATAGTACTCAACAAATACTGATTTTGTTCGTTGTTACTTACTTTACCATTTGCAGTAGCAAGTTGATCACGTAAATTTTGAACATTCAAATCATTGATAAGTGCGCGTGTTGCATTACCATCGGCAAGAATAGTACTCTTAATCTCACAACAGCATTGAGCCATTGCAGCTGCAGAAGCTGTACCTTGTGCTATGATTTGATTCGTAGCATTTTGTACTTGCATTGCTGAGCTATTGAAGCCTTGCAATGTAGTTGTGGTAAGGTTGTTGAAACTGTTTAATTGTTGAAGAGCATTCTGATTTTGAGAAGCGGTAATATCTCTTCCCAATCCATTGATTGAATCCAAAGTAGTAAAATTAGCTGCAGCTTGAGCAGTTGCCAATTGTCCTATTTGTGTACCTACAGTACTAATACTTTGAGAAAGGTCAATAGTATCAGCACGAATTTGAGCTGTCAATGCTGTACCATTGATTTGACCACCTAATGATTGTAATTGATTGTTGATAGCACCAAATTCAGCAACATTTGCATTATTGTTACCACCACCAAATAAACCACCATTACCATTACTTGCAAGAAGTGAACCAAGTACTAAACCTGCAACACCACCACCTACTGCTCCAAGACCTACTCCGGAACCCATTGAACTACCACCGCCTAATGAAGCAGCTGGCAACATACCGTCTAACGTTAAAGCCATAATATATAGTTTTTAATTGCCAACTGAATTGTTGACACCTCAAAATTATATACTACTGTAATCTAGGACTAATGAATTTTATAGCTTTAGTTGTTTCTTTAATTCTAATGCTTTTTTTAAATCTGAAACATAATATGATTTTTCACGAAATCCTTTTACTTTACGTGGTTCAGGTATTATACCATAATCTTTTAATTCATGAAACCTAGTCAAAGATACTCCCATAAACTTAGCAGCATCTTCTCGACCCATTGTGGTAGGTCTATGAATGAGTATTGATATTTGTTCTAATTCTTCATTAGTCAAATCTTCGCATTCATTATTCTCTATCATTTTTAATACAATAGAAACAATCTTATTCAAATTTCTCATTATAAATAGTTTTTATTAATATTTGTGGGAGTGGAAGGACTTAAACCTCCGACCCTTACAACACATATTTCTATGCAGTAAACTCTATCTGATGAGCTACACTCCCTGTAATTGTTAGCTACCTAATAATTATTTGTCATTATTCTACACGACTAGATACGAGATAATTATCCAAGCTATTCCAATCACTATTCAATCGGTAAGCCAAGCAATTTGGCATAGCGATTAAATACTTTAGTCTCATAAGGTTTGTCCTCTTCATAGACAACAGCACGTTTAAGCCATTTATCAAAGCATTCAGGACATACCCAATGATTTAGAACTGCAATAAATCGACCTTCATTAGAAGATTGATTACAATGATCACATACACCAAATCCACCCCATTTTAGGCATTCAACAGCTGTAGTGTTTATTACTTTAAATCCTTTAGGATTCTCTACTTTGTATGCCATCTGGTAAGTTTAATGGTGTTGTTAGACTTTGCATTAAATCATCAAGAGTATCATAAGCATTTATTGCATCAATTTCTTGATATGAACCCATGTGATAAATAACAAGAAATTCACCTTCTGGAACAATTTTATTGCTACTCATTAATACTTCACATTTACCAACATATGTTGATATACCTAAGATTGCTTTATGTTCAATCTTGTTATTGTGCATGTAGAAGATTTTATCTTCTATTCCTTTATTTTCAAGCATACTATTATTTTTTAATATTAATTTGAAGTTCAATTTCTAAAGCTTTACAAATCACAATGAATTTTTCAAAACTAACTTGTATATATCTTCCACCTCTTACTGAACTAACCATACTTTCAGTTACTCCAGCTTTCGTTGCTATTTGACTATTACTTAACCCGGATAACATTATTTCATTACCAACAATATCATAAACTTGTTGTATATTATTAATGATCATATCAAATGATTTTGTTTTGTTGAATAAATCGAATAAAGAACCATGATATGCCAATGAATAGAAATATATCCCAATAGAATCCAAAAGCAATCAAGTAAGTGATGATAGCAATCCATATCCCATTACAATAGGGACATAAGCCCAATGGCTTTGCTATATAGGCCATAAAAGATATAAAACGTATATTCTTACCATACTTAGATAAAAGTCGCTTATATCGCACGTATTTGTATAACCAGTCATGATACCAGTCGAATATCATTCCAGGCTCTTGTATATGCTGAAAGCAAAGAGCAAGAGCAGCTACTGCAAATCCCATAAGGAGATACAGTAGCATAATGATTGGGTCGTTAGAGCACAGCATTCTCGCAAATATCTTTAGCTTTTGTAATACTATCTTCTGGGATTAATTTTACTTTATCAGCTGGAACATAAGTATAATTACCATTACTATGTATTGCAAATACAACACGTAAATCACCATCACTATCTGGTACTACACTAGCTAATGTACCAATAGAATTTGCTGGATAATCTCTACCACATCCATTGATGTAGATTTCTTTCAAAATAATTAAGTCACCTGTTTTCATAAGAATTTGTTTTTAAATGAATAATAAATAGTTTATATAAAGGAATAAATAGACAATAATAGAAATGAGCTATATTTATGCTAAAAAGAGGGTAATAATGTTTTAATATCTTCAACGTTTTCTAAATTAATATATGGTATAGAAGTAATAAATTTAAAAATACCATGTGGATCAATATTATCATCTTCTAAATTAATAATCATTTCTACATTTTTTAAATAATTTATTGGACAAGTATGTTCTTCATAAAAATATCTATCATTTTCTATATCATGATTACCATTAAAATACATTCCTTTTATAGCAAGTAATATGTTTCCATTTTTAAGAAAAATAATAGAATCGTCTTTTCTTTTTATTGTTTTTTCAATAAAAACTTCTTTACCTTTTACTATTCCTTTGTAACCACCACCACATTCATCGCAATACCAATATCCCCAACTAATTTCTTTTCCTTCTTCATTAAATAAGTGGTCGATTCTGTTTTTTGAATTATGGCAATATGGACATTCAATAAAATGCTTTATTTCAATTATTGTATTTATTTTTTCCATTATAATAAGTTTTTGTAGTTTTAAATTATATATATAGCAAATAAGCTATCATTCACACTAACCACACACGTCATTTCAACGCATAGAAAGCTCACTGTTGAACGAATAGCAATAGAATGACACTATGTATCATATCAATAAAAGAAAGTAGCTTAAACAAGCCCGCAAAAGTAATCAAATCTTACAATATTATATAGTATCTGATACACCGGATTACACCAATCACAACCACTATCAAATAATCTAATATAATGTAGACCAATAGATTCAACACACTATACTCTATTATAAGAAATGAATACTTAAGGAATACAACCAACTCACCAATGCCACCACTATATCTCAATAAACCGTACTAATACATATAACGACGAATTCAACGCATTATAAGCTTTATATACTAAGAGAGACTATAGATAGCAATAGCAGAGAATAGGAGTGTACAGAGGGTGTTCAAAAGCTCTGAAACCCTTTACTGTAGCCTATTGTAGCGTATCACCTACCTTGAAATATTGTAGTTGTTCGTTGCCAACAGACTCTATATTTAGCTGTCCAGAGCGCTTATCTTGGATAATAATGTATGACATATCCTTTTCTATATTTGAAGGCACAATGTCTATTACAATGTTCTGTACGATTCTCAGAGGTTGTTTACGTGGTGTTTCTACCTTGTAAGTTACTGATACAAAAGTGATAATAAGTATTATTATCAATGAAAATAACAACAGTATTTGAGTTGTTCTAGAATTAAATGTTTGCATGATTGTATAGTTTATGAATGAATAATAATAATTATCTTTGCGTAATAAATCCATTAAAACATTTCATTATGGCAAAGAAATTGGCAATAGTAATTCACAGAGAAACGAATATAGCCGTCTGTATTAAATCTAAAACAGACTTAGCATTATTCTTAGAAGTATCATTGAGTACTGTAATACGTAAATACAATGATATAGGAATGTATCAATCAGGTATTTATACTATCTATGTAGGTGTTGAATACTATCAATCCGATAAAGAAAAGAACTATAAGCATGATGCTATTCCACCAGTGATAAATAAGTCTATTGATGAACCTAGACAACAAATAGCCAATAATATTGTCATAATGACAAATAACGACCAAGTTGTTATTCAACCAATAGAAGAAAAATTAGATGATGATACATTAGCAATGAGTCAATACAAAGAGTTCTATTCTACTAAGACATATGAGGAGTTGACAATGTATAAGAATAAACATATCAACAAACCTTATAGACTTAAATGGATTGATTACTTTGGTAAGATATTAAAAGATAATCAAGGTTATTGAAATAGATTTAATTGATGGCTTCTGCACCTTGTTGGGTGAAATGAGGTACCGATAGAATCAAATGCATCTACTCTCACGAGTAACGCCATCAATTAGTAGTATTATCTATTCTTATAATGTTCTATTGCTTCATGCACATGTAGTACAAAGAAGAACAATGCACCAATAAGAATTGCTCTACCATATATATATGTATGAGTAGCAAAGAATATAAATGCAACACCGAATATAAAGGCATATATAATATGCTCAATGATATGTTTAGAAGGTTTCATAATGATAAGTATTAGTGTGTGTATAATAATAGTAATGCGTGCGTAGGAATCACTTAAACAAGCCAGTCCGCAACAACTCTAGCAAGTAAGTATTTCGAGGTAATAGTATTTAAAAAAAAGGGAGACATTACATCTCCCTTTGTTGTTCTTACATGCTGTATTTGATTACACCACCTAAGCAGCTAATCTTAGCACCTGCTTTAAGTTTAATGATACCATTAGCAGCTTGATCTTTGTCAATCACTGACTCGAACCCACATGAGTTCATGCGTGTCACTTCTTGAGAGAAGTTGTCAGTCATTCCTGCGATAGCCATGTTACACCAGATGCGTAAGTTTGGATTAGATACATCAGCATCATCTGCTTCAATCTTTACCAACTTGCCGGCAGCAGTCTTCTGACTTCCGTCACGATAGAATTGTCCAACGATTTCAAATGATGTTGGCACGATGTCACTAAGGTCGAATTTCAATTCAGCAGCTTTGTCTGCTTTGTACAATAATTTGCTCATAATAATTTTGTTTTTAATTTGTAATTAATTTTTTTATACGTCTAACCGGGGGGAGTTAGCAGAGAGTATCCAAGGCTTTCGTAATTTGGTAGTGGGTATACGGGGGGCTTGTATATTGTATATGGTAGTGTAGGATATGTTCTTCGTTGGAATGGTTGTGATGTTAATGGTAATTTATAATAGTATTATTACTAGGTAGTTGTTTTTTTATTAGTTATCTTTGGGGTATAATTTTAAAGAGAATAATTTATGAGTGATCGTTCATTAGGAGCATTTATTAAGTGCTTAGTAAGGCGTTGTGATACGCGAGGTTCATTGTTCCATGGTAGTATAGTAGATGCACGGGGTAATGAGAGTTATTTGTATAGTTGTCAAAAGTGTGGTAGAGTATTTAGTTCTACTGAAAGTACTTTTGTAAAAAAGTTTAATGGTATTCGTTTAATCAAGTTTACTGATTATCGTGTAAGAATTGAATTTTATTCTAGTAGTGAAGATGGTCTTCTTTCTATAAAAGAATCTGTAGAAGATTTTATTGACAGTATCAAAAAAGGAGATGTTTATTTTTCAAGAGATGATTTAGGTAAGGTTCTATTGAGTTTGCAGAATTTATTATCTACTTCTCAAAGGCAGTTTTCTGAGGCGTTTGCAACTAACTTATCATTATCTGAAAACTTATTGGAAAAAGAACAAATCATTAGTGGTTTGTTGACTACTCCGGTATTTGTCCCTGATTTAATAATGAGTGATATTGATAAGGATAATGAACGTCAGATAAACAACTCACACATGCTTTCTACGTGGTTGATTACTTTATTGAACCATGGTACTGTTTCGGTTCCAATCGAGGCTTATAGGCTATTCCATTTGCTTCTGTCAGTAAACTATGGTTATGAAGTAATGCGTTATCGTTGGGAATGGAATACGGTAGTTGAGAATGGTGAGAAAAGAATGGTATTTCAAAATAGAACCAAAAGGAGAACAAATAGAACAAAGAGATGAAAGTAGTACAAAGAATAGCGTTGGTAAAGAATTTCCATAATTATGATGGAGAAGGTCAAAATGGTCCTTATACAATTGGTACATGGATTGTGAAAAGTGTGATTGACAATGTTGAGTTTAGTGTAAAGTGTTTTACTGACATCCATGAATATTTCTTGGCCAATCCTACATTGCATATTGATTGTGAGATTGAGACAAAGGGTAAGCCATGGCAAGATAAGTATTTCAATGAACTTACTATTGTTTCCATACAGAAACCGGAAGTGCCGGCAGATGTTCCTGGTATGCCTATTCCAGAAAGTAATAGTATGATGCCACCGGCCGGTGCTGTTATTTATCCTAATGAAAATAGTGGTGGAGCAAAACCATTTGTTACTGGTGGTATTCCAGTAGGTAGTGGTGAAGGTTCGGACCTTCCATTTTAGCATGTTAAAGAGAAGGTAGTTTAAATACTATCTTCTCTTTTTTGCAAAAACAATTTATATCTTTGCACATAACATTTAAAAACTAATATATGTCAAATTGGATAAAGCCAGGTATTCCTGTAGTGAATATCACAAATTTAGAAAAAGTCTTTGTAGTTGACCATGCTATTTTCAAAAGCAAAGAGATAAAAGATAAGAATGGAAGTTCTATTCGTGTAAGTAGATTAATAGGTATTAAAGTAAAACATGTTTCTAATAATATTACTGAGACAGAAATAATGCATTCAAAAGAACTTATACCTTTAGATGTTGCTTTAAAAGGTGTTTTGGAATCTATGATGTTTATTAATCGAGAAGGAATTTATAAAACATATTAAACAATGCAAGTAGAAGATTTTTTATATCTTGAAGAATCGGTAATAAAAGTTACTGATATGGCAATGCAAATGCCAGAGTTTAGAGATTTTAAACGTTATGATACAAGTACAAATAAGGTCTTTTTTTATAAGGCCATGGCTTATATCTATTATGTATACAAAGTCTTTGGAGAAGAGCGTTCCTACCTTCATAATCAACCTTTGCAACAACGTAGGTCACAAGCGGTAAAAAGTCATACCGGGACTTATAAAAAAGTAAGTGATTTTGAAGAGAATGAATGGGTACAAAAATGTATTGCCGGGTACCTTAAATTTTCAAGAACACGTAATGAGATATTACTTGATACACTAAAAGAAGATATTGATATGTTTTCTGAGGTAGTACAAAAGATGCCTCATATGATTAAAAAGAAAATTAAGGTTACACATAAAGAACTTGATGAAGATGGTGAGTCAATGATTGACCGAGTTCATGATGTTGAGATAGAAATCCCAAATACAAAAGAACGACTTGATGCTTTAAAACAAGCCAGTGATTTGTATGATTATTATAATAAGGTTTTGGCAAATGTAAATAAAGATGCCATTAAGAAACGTTCTTCGGCCACAATGTTTGAGAACCAAAAAGAAGTATCAAAGATTACGATTACTGATGAATTTCCACGAGCAAACAAATAATTATTATGTTAGTACTTGACCCAGTTTATTATAAATCTACAGTTCCAGAAATGACTATTGAAGTAAATGCGTTAATAGATGATCCAGATAATGTTGGGCAAAAAATACGTGTACCGGTAGTATTAGATGGCGCTAATATAGTTATGAATTTGATGAATGGTAATGTATTAGGAAAACAATATTCTACAGCAGATAATACTATTACTACAGCAGATAATATCATTACTATTCCTGAACATGAAATGACTGCTGAACCGGCAGATTATGAGTTTGATTTTAATATCATTCTTTCAACAGGTAAAAAAATTACTGGTTTTGCACCAGGAAGAAGAGAAGTCTTGCCAATTAGTACAATAAGATAATAATGGATACTTTTGATATATTAGTAAATAATACTGGTGGTAATAACACCGAGGATATTAATGTAAAAGAATCAATTTTTGAATTGAATCTAAATAATGTTGTAGTTACTTATCAAGTAATAATTGATGAGTCTACACCACATTATGATATTGATGTTCATGATACTAAAATTTCATACTTAATTGAACCTTCAAATATATTTTTTACTAGTGGTATCGGTGATGCTCCTGATGAACAAGTTTATGGTCGTAAAAATGGTCAATGGGTTTTATTACTTCCGGAACAAAATCTTCTTCTTGGTGAATTACATACTAATGCTTATTATGGTGACTTAGGTAAGATAGCTTATGACCATTCTCAGTCTACTGGTAACGTACATGAATTATCATTCTCCGGTTTATTAAATAAGCCAACAACAGTCCAAGGTTATGGAATAACAAATATTCCTACTTGGGCTCTTTCTGTTTCTAAACCTTATTATACAACTATCGAAGTGACTGAAGAAGATAATCTTTATTTTACTACTAATAGAGTTCTTGGAACTTACTTGAATGGGTATGTGGCAACAGATGGTAATGTAAACGCATCTGACACTGTTTTAAGCGCAATAGAGAAG